TGTGCTTCATCAAAATATACAGTATCAGGCAACATTGCAGTTGCTTCCTGTATCTTGTGTAAAGAATGATATGTAGTGAATATGAGTTGATGTTTTTTACTTGCCCAATACCACTCCTCAATTACTTTTGAATTGGTTGTACTTTGATGGTGTGTCTCTCCACTGTGAACATGAAGTACATCAACATCATCAATGAACTCAAGGAACTCTTCACATAACTGATTTGCCAGTAGGATACGAGGTGCAACTACCACAATAGTTTTGAGTCTGTCACTCTTGAACTGTTCAATAGCATCCTGTATCATGCAAATAGTCTTACCACCACCTGTAGGAACAATCACTTGTCCTTTGTTGTGCTTTGACATTGCTTGGATAGCTTTCTTCTGATGTGGTCTTAGTTGCATCAAATAAATCTTAGATACATCTATAATAGCAAATTTTTACCACAATGGGAAGTCCATGTGTCAGTTTTAAAACTGTCTCCAATACTTTTGATCGATATATCCATTTGTGAAGTGTAGATGCTCTTCTTTTAATATTAACGTGATGTCACCAACCATCGCTAACCTCTCACCCTTAAAATCTGATACCACCGATTCAGTTCCATGCAACACACCACTTGGAAATAAAACGACACATCCCTCCTGTGGATGAAGAAAAAATGTATTTGAATTAAGAATATTAAATTCCTCTACCATATTCATATCAGCAATACCCTTATCTGAAGTTGATGTCTTAAACAAACTATTTGAACAATGTGGATTATGAAATGTAAGTTTATGTGAGTTCGGTGGTATATTCAAATAATATACGAAAGAAATATGACTTGTCGAATGAATATGTAAGGGTATCGAATTGCAATCCCTCATGCGAGACAACCATGTCTTTGTAAATGTTATATTAAATATATCTCGAAACTTCAAAGTGTCATGTATATACCTTCTCACATGACCTGCGATCTCTGTAAATAGAGGACTCAAAGTTGGTTCTAGATGTATGAGTGGGTCAACCTGTCCTTCACTTACAGTATTCGATCTCTCATTCTCGACATAATCATACTTCGGATATAACTTATAAAAATCCTCTTTATAAATCTCGTGCTTGCTTACCTTATCAGCATATATTGTCAATGGGAAAACATTAAAAACGTCTGGCATCCACCTTAAAGTTTATATAACCTCTCCGACAACCATACCAAAGGTATGTATAATTGTCAAGTATTTGACTATACTACAGTTGCAATTCCACACCATGCACCACCTGTCCATAATTCCAATCTATTGACACTAATGTTGTATATTATTGAACCTGATAAAAGTGTTGCTGAACCTGTAGTTCCATCCCCTAAGTTATTTCTCTGAGCAGTTGTTAGTCTTGGGAAGATCATGTATGCCAAACCTGACAACGATGTGGCAGCATCAGTTGACGTAACAACATCACTAAAGTCAATAGCTGCTCTTGGTGTGATTGACGATGTATGGTTGGGTTGTCCTCCGACCTTTAATGTACCACCATGATGTTTGATGTCTCCTCTGACCTCAAGTGCGGGATAACCACCACCACCAGAAATTGAAGATAATCTATCTGTCTTAATTCCAACTGAACCAAGTGATGCACCAATACCTATGAAAGCGTGTTGAGATGGGTCATCCCCTCCAACTGTTATTCCTTTACCACTTGCTGTAGTTCCAATTCCAATACCACTATTATCACTACCTTTGATATTCATAAAGTTGAATGTGGATATACCTGTTGAGTTAACATTACCCACAAGGTTCGCTGAAACGTCTGTTGAATTAACAAGTGGTACGTTTAGTTGACCTGTGATATTCAATGCTCCACCAACTGTCAGGATACCTGAAACATTTACATTTCCCTGAACATTAAGTCTATCTGTTGGATTTGTAATTCCAATACCTAAATTGCCTGTATCTGTAAGAGACATCAAAGCATTTGTATTACCCTTCAACCAGTTAAAATTGCTTGTTCCTGTAATAAATGAGTTGAAGTTTCCATCTCCATGATTAATTAAATCTAGTGAGTCAGATGTACTGTAAGATGATGCTCCACCACCATATCTTAATTGTAAATTATTATCAGCAACACTTGAGTTCTTACCAACCACAATAGATGAAGATGCTGAAGCATCGTGAATTTGTAGATTAGCATTTGCTGTGTCAGTGCCTATACCAATACTCGTAGCTGTCGATACACCAAGTTTTGATGTGGTTGCTGTTAGTCCGTTTACAATTATGCTTGGTGTACCAGAAAGTCCAGTTGCATCCCCTGTCAATGCACCAACAAATCCACCTGTGGATGTTGTGACACCTGAGACATTAAGTGCAGATACTACTGCCCTTGCAATGGTGGCTGCTGAAGATACATTGACATCATCTAAAGTTGTAAGTCCATCTACATCTACGTTACCCTGTGCAACAATACTATTTGCAAACGTAGATACACCTGAGACATTCAAATTGGTTATGAATCCTCTTGTGATAGTTCCCACACCAGATGTATAAACATTTGTAAGGTCTGCAATACCAGTTAAATCAATGTCAGTAAATGTAGAAACACCAGTAGCAGATATATTTGTTGTAGATAATCTCGTAATTGTAGATACACCAACTGAGTTGATTAATCCTGTAACATTTCCAGTTAAGTTACCTGTGACATTACCCTGAACATTTCCTGTGACACCGCCTACTAAGGCTCCTGTAAATGTTGTAGCGGTTATAGCTGTACCAGTTACATTTCCAAAGAATGTTGTAGAGGTAACAGCAGTTCCAGTTAAATTTCCACTAAACGTGGTTGCAGTCAACGTACCTCGTACCTCTGAATCATGCTCCGTATCTAAGATATTTGAACCAGTTTGGACTGAGTTACCCATCTTGGCATGAGTTGAGCATTGATAATGCAAAACACTTGGTGTTGTATCTGAAACAACTAAATCAACATAACTGCCTGACACACCTGCATTACCTGATGCTGTAACACCTGTGGTGTATGGTGTTGTCTTATCTACGTCATAGTAGAATCTTAATGGATGCCCTGCGTTTGTTCCGTTAGATACATCAAAACGGTAGGTACGGCCGGGTGTAAGAGTAAGGAAAGGTGCTTGAACTCCATCTAAAACAAATCCGTTTGCACTACCTGAACCATGATACCTATGTTGTCCACTTACCTTTGCTGCAACTGTAACAACAATCGTAGTTGTTGTGCCATGCGGAGCTCTAAGTGAATTAAAACCTTTCAGGGTGACTGAGTTTAAATCGGTTGTCACCAAAGTTGGAAAAGTACCAACACCTGAAGCATTAACGTTAGTTACACTTATACTTGGATTACCTGTTAAATTTTGTGCGACAGTTGATATACCAGACACACCTGCAAAGGTAGCTGTATCTGCATTACCTGTTAAATTACCAGTAACATTACCAGTAACATTACCTACAAGAGTTCCTGAAAATGTGGTTGCTGTAACGATGCCAGATGCCTTTATATTACCCGATGTGCTGAATCCGACTCCTATACCATTATTTGGGTCTCCACCCACTTGGAAAGGATTGGCTGGGTTGGTAGTCCCCACACCCACGCTTCCGTCATTGTATATTGATGTAACTCCTGCACCTAAATTAACATCAACCCATTGTGATGTGGGTATATTTGATAATGTTGAACCATCCCCCTTGAATGTGGTCGCAGTCATCACACCACTTGTCGCGTCAAGTATTATATTACTACCTACTTTGATCTGATTAAATGTACCAACACCAGTTACATTAAAGTTTACTGTAGATGTTACCCCTGTTATATTTGCATTTCCTCTTACGTCTAATAATTGATCTGGGGTCGTAGTACCCAAACCCACACGATTACCTCTAACAACTAGAACTTCATCGTCTACTTGAACCCCATCTCTGAAATTAAAGGTCTTTCTTATATCAGCCATTTATAATAAGATTTTTAGTTATTTATTCAGTTTCTTTATTGCCGAAGAAACTCGTAATGGCATATCTACCATATCCATCGAAATAGTCTGAATCCTGTATTTTTACTTGAGACACACCATGTTCCACCCAGCCGGGCATCATAATTAATGAGTTATTATCACAATTAAACTTGTAATCATATTTAGGAAAGATTAATTCACCCCCTTCAAACTTTTTAGGTTCACGATAAAAGTATGAGAAACCTAAAAACTGTACTGTCTTATCAATGTGTGGGTCATAATAATCTCCATTGTGATAATATCGAACCTTTGTTGTGTCATAGTTACAGGACTTTGCAATGTAACAACAATCATGAACATTACCAAATGCCTCTAATACATTTTGATTAAAAACTTTTCGATTAGCAGTGAGTATATTAGATATGTGTCTGTATTTCTTTGGATATAATTTATCTAACCAGATTGCTTTTGAGTTTGTTTTTTCAACAACACCACCAAAGTCCTTTGCTTCAAATAATTTACCATCTTTTGTGTAAAAATCTAGTTCCTCCCATATCAGTTTTAATTCATTCTCATCATAGAAATTATAAAAAATGATGTGTGGGAAAGGTTCTTGAAAAACGTCAGCAGATATATTATAATTCATAATTTAACCTCAGTTTTAGGATCAATGTCCACATATAAAAATTCCATTTTGCTATCAGATTTGTTTGCACCATAATGTAATTTCTCCACATCAAATATCATAGTCTCTCCCTCCTTCCAATAGATTCTCTCTCCACATTCAATCCACTCAACAAAACACTCTTTATTTTTATTATTATCTGGTATTCTAATTGGTATTTGTATTCTTAAATATCTTTTTTTATATGGATTATGGTCAGTATGAATCTTTACGTCTATTTTTGGTGGATATGAAATAAAATATACACCTAATATTTCATCTCTTTTAATAATATCTCGTACCGACTCACTTATATTTTTATTAGGATAAAACTTTTTATTTTTACCAAATTTTATATAACATATGTTACTCGTGTACCCCATGTGTTTTGATGCAACACGATCTTTGCGAAGTGGAAACTTAGTTGATGTTGACCACTTGAATAATCTTTCAATATCCTCTTTCATCATCATAATTCAACTTCAGTAGACTTTCTTACATCTAACATTAAAAATATCATTTCTTCTTCTGAATAGTTGTGTCCTTCATGTTCTAAATCCATCACATAATGAACCTGTGGTTCTCCCTCTGTCCAGTGAGTTTGTCTTCCATCTTCCCATACCATGTAGCACTTTTCTTCATTTGGAATTTTGATTGGTATTTGTATTCTCTTATATGGTTCACTAAAAATGTCAGGGTCTTTGTGTTTATTAACCTTAGTTCCTGCATAGAATACACCTATTGCAGACCATAATATCTCAGGATTCTCATGTATCTCTATGATTCTTTCGGTCATAAATTTCCTACGAATAGTTGATTTATTTTTATGGTCAACAAGTTTATTCCAACTATAATCAATACGTTTGTTGGAATAATGTTCAGGATTATTTAATTTGTAGAGTGGAAACTTTGTAACCTTTGCCCACTCATACAACTCTTTAATTTCTTTTTTTGTAATCATCGTCTTGTAAAAAGGGCTAAGACTCCATCATTTAAATTAATATCATATAATTTATCTATGGTCAGATCATCGTAGTCATATCTATTTAAAGTAATACCATTCACTACTGGATTTCCATCCAGACAAACTAAGGCAGATTCTTTCTCGACCTTGATATTTCCATCCTCTAATAATCTACCATTCCAATCTTCACGATCATCTATTTTATTAAAACCCCACACCTCTGTGTCCTCTAAAAATTCAAACACAACAGTTTTTCTATAAAATTCTTTAACATCAATGAGTTTTCCTCTACCGCCTACGATTTTGTATTTGTCAGAAAATGGTTCGCATATCTTCACTGAACCTTTAAAAGCATACTGATAAATTGCCTTTCTATCAATCCAATAATCAAAGTTAAAAACACCTTTTTCTCCTTTCGCTGCGCAGGCCATCCATGATCCACATTTTTTCATGTATCTTGTATAATTTGAGTATGCGTAATCAGAATCAAATCGGTTCATAAAATTACTCTCCTCATAGGTAATCTTTTTATTTTTTTATCGAATCTTTTCACACATATTACCTTGCCGACCAAATCTCGTATGTCAAAAATTCCATTTATATCTTGTGGAATATTTTGTTCTATCGTTTCTAACTTTTCATCCTGTTTTTCTATTCTTCTTTGTCCACTTTTGACTATCAAACTTTCTGAAAAACTTTGAACATCAAACATATCTAGATCATTACAATCAACCGCATATGATTTATATTCGTCAATTGGTTTACTTGATTTCAAATTACAAAAACTCACAGATATTCTATTTGTTTCAGGATTATAACGATGTATTTTATAAATTATTTTCACCTTGAATTATCCCCCATGATGTAGCAATATATTTAGTTCCACCTAATGGTGGATTACCTCTATGAGTATGTGTAAACGATGCTGGAAAAATAAGAACATCACCTGCAACTGCCTGTTCTCTTCTTTGTTGATAAAGAAATTCAGTCTCACCCCCATCAAAGTCATCATTTAGATATACCTGAACAACGAACTGTCTACCTGCAACTTCTAAAGCACCATTTTCATAGTGCCAAGCATGAAATCCACCACCTGCGGGTATTTCTTTTAATTTAATATCATGCAGTAAAAATTTTCTCTGTCCAAGAACTTGAAATGCTTGTAAATATTCATCCACACAAACTTTTAATTTTGGGAAAATTTCATCTGCAAGTCTACTTGATGCAGAAAAATTATATTCATGAGTAATATTGATAACTTTGTGATCTTCTCTAGTTAGTTTCTCTCTATCATAAAACAACAAATGATTTTCATCAAAGAAACGGATACCCTCTATGATTTTCTCACAGTCATTTTTAGTGAAAGCACCACTATATCTTCGTATTAAATCAGTCTCAAATGCCATAAAACAAATCTCGTATCAACATTATAACATATATTTTAATTATTGCACAGTCGTTGCGTTTGTCACACCGTTAATTGTTCCATTATTGTTGATTGATACTGTAATTGAGTTATTTGTTCTTCTAATTGCTGCTCCATTTGCACCTGCTGCTCCTCCAGATCCTCCAGATCCTTCTCCACCGTTTCCTCTTGCTCCTGCATCTGGTGCTTCACCGGGTGATCCACCTTCACCACCGCCACCACCGACTGCTTCATTTCCATTATTTCCGCCATTACCACCTTCACCGGCTTCACTTGTGCTTGAAGCACCTGATCCATCATTACCACCTGCTCCACCGTTACCACCATCACCACCATCACCAAGTGGAACTCCGCATCCTCCACCGCCTCCTCCACCAGAAGCAGTTCTCCAAGATTTGTGGTCGTAGTCGAAGGCTCCTCCTCCACCTCCTCCTCCACCAAATCCGCAAGAAATCACACCACCACTTGCAACATTGACAGCAGCATTATATTCAACACCTAATCCACTTGTACCTGGCTGTCCCTGACTTCCAGATGAACTACCATTCGCACCTTCTCCACCATCTCCACCACCACCAAAAATTCTTCCTGAACCACCAACGTCAACTTGTAAAGTGGTACTAGCATCCCAAGACCCTGTTCTTAATGCACAATGATCTGGATCAGTTTTTTCACATCCTATGAGTTGATTCACATTGATGTGTACTTTTGAACCCGATGAGTTAGATGGTCTTGATTTATAATTTCCAACAACATTTACATCATTCGATCCATTAGTGTTGTATCTATTCTTTGCATTCAATCTATTTCCACCCTTACCAGCACCATAAAAGTTGACGACTTGTTGTAGTTGTGTTCCTCTAAAATCACTCATACTGATTGGATTTGATCCAACAGGAATTGATCCTCCACCATCAATTGAACTAAAAGATAAAGTACCAAATGAAACAGGAAAATTACCCTGTCCATTTGTTGTACGATAGTCTCCTAATCTTGTTGCAGATCCCTGAGTAAATCCATACTCATTCCCAATCTGCGTCATGTTAATTGATCCTGATGATGGTAGTGTCATTACTTTTTAAGATCCTCAACTTGTGATTTTAATTCTTTAATCGCTTCGATTAATACAGGAATTAATCTCTCATAACGAACACCAAGAGTTCCATCTTGTCTACGTTTTGTTACACCGGGAAGTTGTAGTTTCTCTACTTCTTGTGCGATGATTCCTGTGTCATCTCCTTCTAGATTAGCCTCTGGTTTCCAATGGAATGTATTACCACTTAATGAGTTAATCATATCTAGAGCATTATCAATTGGTGATACATTTTCTTTAAGTGTTAAGTCAGAACTCGCAAACGCTGTGACATCACCACCAACGTTTAGATTCTTCTCAATACCCATACCACCCTCAAGTATCAAACAACCAGTGTCTTTTGAAGTTGATTGAGTGGTATCAGTTATGTTGAATGGACTTGAGATTCTGACTGAATTAGATCCACTAGCAGATAATGTCAAGTTTCCACTTGTGGTTGTAATCGTATTACCGTCAATTCTTACATTGTCAACATCAAGCATACCACCAATATCAACGATGTCATTAATTGTGATAGTTCCACTTTGAGAATCAAGACTCAAAGCACCTGATGTAGTTGTTACTGTACTACCATTGATCTGTACGTTATCAACTCGTAAATCAGTCACCGCACTATTCGTACCAATAGTTACACCATCAATTGTTCCACCATTAATGTCAGCACCTGATGATTGGAAAGCATCCAAGAATGCAGTTCCGTCAATGTAAAGATTTCTCCACTTATTAGATGATGTACCTAAATCTCTGGTTGTTCCGGAAGGTGCAAGATCAGAATTTACTCTACCTGTAAATGTTATCGTGTCACTTGTTGCATTACCAAAAGTTGAATTACCATTGACTGTCAAGTTTCCAGAGACAGTCACGTTATTTGGTAGACCAATTTGTATCTGGTTGTTAGTAACAGTAGTTTCTACTTCATTTGTAGTTCCTGCAAATGTTAGTGTGTCAGTTCCAACAGAGACATCATCATTTGATCCAGAATCAGCAGCAATCGTTAGTGTTGTATCAATTGCATCAAACTGTGCCTTAATTGCTTTTGCAGATGCAAGAGTATCATGATTTGAAGATACTGATGAGAGGTCTGTATCAACACTTGTATATACTTCACTTCCACCGTTAAATTTAATTCCATTATCAAAATCAGCAGTTGCATCAAAATCAACAATATTAGAGTTAGAATCTAAAATCAAATCACCTGACTGAGTTGTGATAGTATTTCCATCAATGTTAACATTATCAATATCTAAGAAGTTACCAGCAATATTTCCAGCAACAGATAAGTTTGCATTAACCTGAACTGCATTTGTTGCAGAATCAAGAACAAGATCACCACTATCAGTGTCAATTGTATTTGCATTACTGATTGCGATGTCAATATTACCAACGTCAATTCCACCGTTGAGATTAACTGCACCTGTGAATGTTGATATACCACCAACAGTGAAATTAGTTGTAACACCAAGACTTCCAACTGTGGATACACCAGACACCTTAAACATTTCACCAACGTTCAAGTTCTTTTCAACACCGAGTCCACCTTCAAGAACAAGACATCCTGTATCTTTTGAGATTGATTGAATTGTATTAGTAATCTCAAAGGTATTATTCAGTTTCATAATACCGTTAACAGTTAAGTCCTCGTTTATCTTGACTAACTTGTTAAATGTAACAGGGCCATCAAACTGTGTCAGAATGGTGTTTGACTTACCACCTTCAACAACTAATCTTTCTTTAATAATTACTTCATCAAAGATAACTGAGAGTCTTGATGGATCTTCACCTGTGACTGTTGAGATTGGAGCATCAAACGTTCTTTCCTGACCAGTTGCAGAACTAACTCTCTTGTTACCAATAAAGAAGTCACCTCTGTTGTTCATACCAGTGTAAACAACAGTACCACATGATCTTTCTTGTGACTGCACTAAGAACTCTTCACGTTCTGATAATGTTCTGACCTGTACCTGTGGGAGTGCAGTTGAGTAGTTACCGGGCCCGAATCCAAGATATTCAAATGTATGACCTGATGCACGAATGATAGAGGGTCTACGCAATTCGATTGCTTTTGGTTCAATCTTTCTAACAATATCACCCTGAAGATGGTTCTGTTGAGGTGTTCCAAGAACCGATCTTATGACCGAAAGTTGTCCAGATCCCGTAACAGCAGTAGCACTTACTCTCATTATTTCGTCACCTGCTTGTAGGTAACATCCGATTGGGAATCTAGAACTTATCGCAGCAGCGTCATTGTTACCACTATTTGGTAAAGATACTGTAATTTGTAAGGAATTAGTAGCATTTGCACCGAGGAAGAAATAATCACCAGCATAGAAACTTAAACCTCTTGAACCTACGTTTTCATTTTCTTTATCTGATAATGGTGTCGCAGATGCAACCCCGTCAGGTAAAATAAACTTAGGAGTTCCAAGATCAACCTCTGTAACAGCAGTAAATTGTGTTGCAGATATCTTAGTTTTGACAAAATATGATCCAAGATTTTGATTATTTGCATCTAAGACCTTAAATTTCTGTCCGCTAATTAAACCATGACCAAGAGTCGTTGTAAATGTTGTAATCTTAGTTGAAGATGCAAATGATTCACTTGATATTTCAGCAGATGGCCCGACGTTTATCGCATATTGACCAATTTGAGGTCTTGAGTCGGTTGCTGTGAGTGCTACAGATACCTGTGTTGTAGTTGGAATTGATGCTATTCGATATAAACCATCAGATGCTGTACCTACACCAGTGAATTGAATTGAATCACCAATGTTTGTTGATATACCAGATAGTCCATGAGCGTTACTGATTGTAATTGTCGCTGCTGTAGTACCTGAACTTCCACCAATAAACTGTCTGTCTATTGTAAGAGTTGTGCTTCCATAACCGGATCCACCCTCCGTAATCGTGACGACTCCAACCTGTCCACTTGAAATAACAACTGATGCTCTTGCACCGTTCCATGCACCACCAGCATTTAATAATTTGATACCATGAAATGTACCGTTAGTTAAACTTGCACCTGCATTAGATATAGAGTTTCTATACTTGACTGCACCATATCCATGTGGTCGATCAAACGTGACTGTTGCGACACCTACGTTTGCTGATGGGAATGATGTTGTGACACCAGTTACTCTTCTACCATATCCAAAATCTTTTAGAATCTTGTCTGTTGTTTCTCTAGTGATACTCTTTCTTAAATCATCTGTTGCAACATCACCAATCGGATCTCTCTTTGCAAAAGACACAGCAGATGGTGGGTTTGAATGATTATTATCACGATCTAATTGTGGATACAAGTCAACAACATTTTGTCCATATTTAAGATCAGTAAACTCCTCACTAATCGCATTATCAGCATGAAGTACAAATAGATGATATATACCATCTTGTGTTCCTTTTATATAAGGACTTATAGTCTCATTTCTATAGATGTAGAAATTACTCTTCAAGTCATTTCTTTCAAATCTTGGTAGAACAGTTGTTCTTGATGCATCAGTTGTAACATCGCTTGTGAAATTACCAATTGAGTGAGTAACTCCATCAGTGTCTTGTGCGCTATAAGTAAATGTTTTGTCATCTACAATTGATGAAACAGTGAAAGATCCATTATATCCTTTATTAAATACACCAGTTGCTGTACCGTTAGCATCATCATCATTACAGTTTCTTACAAAAATCCTCTCACCTACTTTTAAATCATGAGGTGCAACTGACACCATAGTGACTATATCATTTAATTCAGAACAAGTACTGATAAATCTATAATTTCTCTTAAAGTCATAATCAATTGAATTAATAGTTTGCTTGATAGGAGATACATCAGATCTGATACCTGTAGTGCTTGACTCTTGTAAAATGAATCCTTCTTCTGGGTTCTTTGCATTATCACTTTCTTTTGGTACAACAACTCGAATCTTATAAATTTTCTCATCAAGTGATCTTTCGTCAGGAGTTCTTTGAATGAATGATACGGGTGTGTTTGCACCTAATCCTGATGTTCCCTGTGTATTAACAGTCTGGAAAATTTCACTGTTAATATTTGTTTTTAAATACCAGTTTGATTGTGTTGCATCAAATTGTAATGGAGATCCAATATCACCAGCAGCCTTATCTGATACACGACTCTCAATCTTTAATTTTGTTCCCTTATAAACAACGAGTGGAACATTATTATCAGCATTTGTTTTTGATGATGCTAATTTAATTTGATTACTTGGTGATCCTGCAACTACGATTGCAAAATAAACTGTATTTTCTTCTAAATTTTCTGGTAAATCACCATCGTCACTAATAATTCTTACTTTTTCACCAGTGGTTAACTTATGATCACCAATTGTAAATGTATTATCAGTAGGGCCAGATGTTACTTTATAGACTTTAACACTAGAATCATTACCTGTTGTTCCAGATCCGACAGCAACATCATTCATTCTGATCGTTGCCTCACGAACACCAGTTCCAACGTTTGCGTTTGTAAAGTCAACAAATAATCTATCACTTGATGCAGCACCAACACGATAACCCTGTATAACAGTTGGCGGTACATTATCTAAGGTATCAAATCCAAATAAGTATAGATGACTTGATATACCAGCGTTTACTGTTTTGTCTACATCAATTCTCTGCCAGTCTACATTTGTTTGAGAAGATGTAATTTCTTTGGGTGCAATGATTTGAGTGATATAGGCAGCATCATCCTTTGCAAATGCTTCTTTTTTGAATGAATCACAGGCAATCGCAAACTGTCCAAAGTTTGAGTTTGAGTTTGTGATAGATGCGTCAGCACCTGTCTCTGCAGTGAAGTGTTTGTTAAATCCAATCGCAAACACCGATACGATCTGCATAATCGCATCATTTGATAATTTAATATGAAATGTCTCGAATCCTTTTCTGTAAACTGCACCAGAATCTAAGTGATAAACTTTGGTTGGTTCTTGAGATGAGGATAAAGTTGCTAGTTCAGATCCAGTTGGTGGAGTGGCTGATGGAGTGATTCCTTTATAAGTTCTTGACTCTTGATCATATTTTACAAATGCACGGTCATCTTTCTGCAATGAAATCGCAGTGAACTGAGCAACAACCATTGATTTGAAACCAGTTGCCTTGTCACCGTCAGCATGCATACCGTTCATTCCATATACAGAACGAAGAGATATATTAAAGATATAAGGTGATGCACCTGAAACTGTGTCAGTCTCAATTGTAATTGTACCTGCTGTAGTTCCGGGAGTTGCTGCTAAATCGTCAGGAACAAAGGGTAATAAGTATGTAAATGTGCGTAATCCTGTTACGTTTTGTACTTTTGTTGAAATATTATATCTACGATCATTGACACCCCTAATCTTAATCGGTGTTCCTGTCGTTAAACCATGATCAGCAGCAGTTGTTACAGTTATAATTGATGTAGGTGTACCACTACTTCCCGATTCAATATTTGCAATGTTTATAGGGTCAGATCCAAATGCACCAACTATCTCAAACTCAGGTCTTTGTGGTGAAAAACCTGTTGTACTTGCTGGAAATCTATCGTTTGTGTCAATAAATCTTGCAGTCTTATTAAATGCGTTGGATAATTTACTGTAATAAATTGATAAATCAGTTAAATTAAAACGATCATCTATGTTGACACCATCAGCATATTCAAAACATGTAAGTTTGTGATGTGAAAAAGTTGGTTTTGAACGATTTGCTACGCTAAAGTCAGAACTGTCTGTAAATACAACTCCCGACTCATCGCCATCAAAGATAGAGAACTGCCAGAAATAACATGTACCAGTGATTCTAAAAATTGCAGATCTAGCAACAGTGTCATCTAATGGATTTGGTACATATTTTGGTTTTACTTTTGTTTTTCTGAGGTCAAGTCCTACGATAGATGTACCACGAGGAACGATTACACCACCATGAATACTGTTGAATTTGTAGAGAATATTATCTTCTTGAGTTAAATCAAAAACTGAGGTAAGGTTTAATGATAAGGTTTCAATTGCATCGGTTTCTGCACCATTAGATCCTGAACCATCAGGAGCAACTGCTTTTGCTACTGTTCCTACTTGCTTGATACCAAAACCGGGTCTGTTGTCTATTACATGATCACCGGGAAAAAGTAATATTGTTGTCTTTTCAATTAGGTCGTTATTATTTCCTTCTATGTACGAAAATCTAGCAGACTCAAGCAGAGCCCTTTGAATCGTCTTAAACGGTTGTGCTAAAGAGTTTCCCTGATTTGATATACTATCTGTTGCATCCAAGTCATTTGGATTTACATAGAGAATCCTACCCTCAGTGTTCTTTATAAAATTCTCTAACTTATTAAGTGGCATCGCTTATGTACAAAATATGTCTATGATCTATTTATCCTGTTTCTCTCTCTGGATTTCAGCACGGATTTCTGCTTTTCTTGCCATTGCCTTTGC